TTTCAGGCAAATCCAAATGCAGTTCAACTTCAAAGACCTGGAACTTCAATTTCACTTGAAGAACTTCAGGTTGGATTTGCAGTTGATGCAAAATTATTAAATTGGATAGAAATATTTGATTGGATTAAAGATATACATGTCTATGGAACTTATATAGAAATATTAAAAGAGAATCAAAAGGTTTCAAATGCAACTCTTTTAATACTTAATACATCTTACAGACCAATGGTTCGCGTTAATTTTTATGATGTATTTCCAACATTTTTAAGTGGTTTAGATTTTGATGCAACTCTTCCAGATACCGATAATATAATAGCAAGTGTTAATTTTGCATATTCATATTTCGATGTTGAAAGACTTGATACTTAATTATGACTCTTACAGAAATTAAAAAAGAAGTAGAAAAAGATCTAGATATTGATTCAACTGAACTTGGAAATGAAGCTTTGAAATCTCCTCAGCTTCATAACAAATATCTTTGTTTTTTACTTGATGAAAAAAACAATCTACATGCAATGGAATCTTATCTAAACACGCTGGAAAAAGATAAATGGCTCTATTACACAGGTAAAATGAGTCAAGAACAATTAGAAGAAAGGGGTTGGGAACCCTTTGACCTGGCAGTTGTTCGCCAAGATGCGGATAGATTTATTGCAGCAGATAAAGAATATTCAGAAAAGTTTTTAAAGCTGAATCAGCAAAAAGAAAAAGTATCATATCTTGAGAATGTTGTGAAGATCATGTCGAATAGAGCATGGAATGTAAAATCTGCAATTGAATGGTATAAATTCACTCAAGGAATTTCATGATTGAATTAGAAAAAGTAAATGAAAGTTTTATAAAAATTCATTGCGATGAAGGAATAGCGAGAGAGCTTTCATCATTTTTCACATTCAAAGTACCAAATCACGAATTTACACCAGCATTTAGAAGAAAAAAATGGGATGGTAAGATAAGATTATTCAACATAGCCAGTCGTACAATATATACTGGTCTTATCGATTATGTCGAAAAATTCATGACTGATCGTTCCTACCTGTTCACAAAAAAGAATTTTTCTATTGATTCTCCAAAGGAGAAAGAAATTCTAGAATGGATTGATAATCAAAAAATATATTCCAATAAAAAGGAATTAAAACCATACGATTATCAAATAAATGCTGTTGTTCATGCACTAACAAATCAGAGATCTCTTCTTCTCTCACCTACAGGTAGTGGAAAATCACTAATAATATATTTGATTTTAAAGTTTCTTCTTGATCATAGAGATAAAAAATATCTCATTATAGTACCTACAACAGGTCTTGTTACACAATTATTCAATGATTTTGCTGACTATTCAAATAGAGATGTTAAATTTCTTCAACAAATTCATACTATATTTGCTGGTCAAGAAAAATTAACAAAAAAGAAAATAGTCATCTCTACTTGGCAAAGCATATTTAAAGAATCTGAATCGTTTTTCGATAATTTTGATGGGGTTTTTGGAGATGAATGTCACTTATTTAAGGCAAAATCACTCATATCTATCTTGAGAAAAATGAAGAGTACTCCTTATAGAGTAGGAACTACAGGAACACTTGACAATACACAAGCACACAAACTCATTATAGAGGGTTTATTTGGTAGAGCCTTTTCTGTTACTACGACCAAAACTCTCATAGATGATAAAGTTTTATCAAATTTAACAATTAAAAATATATTATTATCTTACTCAATACCTTTCCCAAAGAAATCATTATATCAGGAAGAAATGGATTGGTTAATTTCCTGCAAGGAAAGAAATGACTTCATAGCTAATTTAGCAAATAGTATAAAGGGAAATGTTTTGGTGTTATTTAATTTTGTAGAAAGACATGGAATTCCTTTACACAATTTAATAAAAGCTAAAAAGAAAAAAGATGTCTTTATGATTCATGGAAAGACAGAAATAGAAGACCGTGAGCTGATCAGAAATGTTGTGAATAAACATGATAATAGTGTTTTAGTTGCTTCCTACGGAACTTGTAGTACAGGAATAAACATTAAAAATATACATGCAATAATATTTGCTTCCCCCTCCAAATCAGTAGTAAGAGTTTTACAGTCAATAGGAAGAGGTCTTAGAAAATCAGAAACCAAGGATAAAGTAGTTGTTTATGATTTAGGTGATGATTTACGATATAAATCATATAGAAATCATACATTACGGCACATGGATGAACGCATATCCATATATACTAAAGAGAAATTTAATTTTAAAACTTTAAAAGTTAGACTAGGAGAATCATGAGCAATATTAAAATTTTTAAACTAGTCAATGGAGATGAAATCATAGGATCTATGTTAGAATCGTCAGATGAAAATTCTATAAAAGTAGAAAAACCTATGATTTTTAAAACATCAACAATGATCGATAATAAGGGATACCCTTATGATTTGACCATTCTTCGTGATTGGATGACTAGAACAGATGATAAAATCGCAGAGATTCAAAAGAATCAGATTTCTACAACATTTTCTCCTAACGAAAATACAATAAAACTTTATAATTTAGAGATTATGAAATCTGAAATAGAAAATACTAGTGATGATATTATCACAGGAAAAGACATGTTAAATAAATTGTCAAATCCTGCATCCTTTGAAGATATTTTAGAAAGCTTTATGAACAATGTTAATGATATAATTGAGCCTCCACCACCATCAAGAAAAAGATCAAAGAGAAAAAGAAAACCAGCACCAGAGGTGGATGATCCAGCATTAAGTAGTATGATTCCAGATGAATTGAAAGAAAGACCCATGATATATCTCTCAATGGTTATTCCACCAGAGGCTATCATGAATCTTGTAAGTGCTGGTATATTGGAACCTGAACAACTTCTTTTAATGATAGAAGAAGTCAAAAAGAAGAATAAGTTTACAGGTGATGAGAAGAAAAGAGATGACTTTGGAAACAAGTTTTCAGACTGGAATCCTGATCCTAATTCTAAAGATTATGAATAACTATAAAGAACCAGAATCACTCTTATCCAACAGGAAGATTCTAATCAACTTTACAAATCTTGTCAAGTGAAATTTTATATATTTTTATGAAAGACAATTTATGGACGATATAATAGAAAAAGAAGTTAAAAATTTAAAACATTATGTAAATAATGAAAAATTTTTAAAATCTATGTTAGAGTGGAAAAAAGATTTAGCAAAAGCTGAGAAAAAAGGTAATAAAAAACCACCAGTAACAACATATATCGCAGAATGCTTTATGATGATTGCTGAACATTTGGCACAAAGACCAAATTTTATAAATTACCCATTCAAAGACGATATGGTTGGTGACGGAATTGAAAATTGCATAGCTTATGCTCATAATTTTGATCCACAAAAATCACAAAATCCATTCGCATATTTTACACAAATAATATATTATGCTTTTTTAAGAAGAATAGAAAGAGAAAAAAAGCAATCTTATATTAAATACAAATGTATGCAAATGAATGATATGGATGGAAAATTCGTAGAGTGGCTTAGAGATAATCAAGGATCTTCAACTTTTTCTGAATTTCTTCAAACTACATTTTTTTTATCAGAACATGACTTAGAAAAAATGGAGAAAAAGGAAAAAGAGAAAAAGAAACGAGGAAAAAAGCCGAAGAAAAACAAATGAAGATTGCTATTATCTCTGATACCCATTTTGGGGTGCGAAACGATTCACCTGTATTTTTAGAATATTGTTTAAAATATTTTGAAGAACAATTTTTTCCTTATCTTATACAAAATAATATCAAAGAAGTTATTCATATGGGTGACTTTTTTGACAGAAGAAAATATGTCAATTTCAATACTCTTGAACAAGTCAAGAAAAGATTTATGTCTTTTTTTGAAAAAAATGACATAAAAATGCATATTACATTGGGAAATCATGATGTTTTTTATAGAAATTCCAATGAAATAAATTCTATAAAAGGCATATTCGATAAAGGATATCCGAATATAAAAATATATGAAACACCACAGGAAATAAATTTCGATGGAATGTGTATTGGCATTGTGCCATGGATAACATCATCAAATCAAGACGAGATTATTGACTTTGTTACTAATACTGGATGCTCTATTCTCTGTGGGCATTTTGAAATAAATGGATTTGAAGTTATATCTGGTGTTAGACATGAAGGTGGTGTAGAGTCATTCATATTTAACCATTTTGATAAAGTATTTTCTGGTCATTTTCATTTGAAGCAAACTCATCGAAATATTCATTACCTTGGTACACAGTATCAAATGTCTTTTGCAGATGTTGGTTCCAAGAAAGGATTTCATGTCTTTGATACAGCCACAAGAGAAACAGAATTCATAGAAAATACAAATTGTCTTTTTTACAATTTAAGATACGATGATCTAGATCCAAAATTTGAAAAGATAATAAAGAAAGTCAAATTTGAAAAATATCAAAATTGCTTTGTGAAAGTGGTTGTTCTTAACAAGAAAAATACAAAACAATTCGATAAGTTTATCGATAATTTAGTAAATATTGGAATCCAGCAATTACAAATAGTAGAAGACAACAGTATTCAATCTAAATTGGATGATTCCGATGTAGATGTTAGTGAAGATACTATTACCATTATTTCAAAGGAAATCGATGGTATGGAAGATGTTGACGATAAAAACAAATTAAAGTTAATAATCAAAGATCTTTATATGGAGAGTCTGTCATTATGATCGAAGATGAAAAAACAGCAGATGATCTATTGTTTGAAGAAGATAAGCCTGCATTTATTTCAAGAATAACTCAGGAAATTATAGATGATAATATTCAAAAAAATAAAGTTTAAGAATTTCGGATCTTTCGGTAACGCATGGACCGAAATAGATCTTATCAAAAATACGACAACTCTGGTGTGTGGAACTAATGGTAGTGGTAAATCATTTGCGTTACTAGATTCAATTACATTTGCCTTGTTTGGTAAGCCATTCAGAAAAATAAATCTAGGGCAGTTGAATAATTCAATCAACAAAAAGGAATGTTTGGTTGAGATATATTTTTCTGTAGATAAAGATGAATATAAAATAATTCGTGGTCTTGGTCCAAAGGTGTTTGAGATTTACAAGAACGATATTTTATTAAACCAAGAGGCAAAGAAGACAGATTATCAAGAAATACTTGAAGAACAAATTCTCAAGATGAACTATAAAACTTTTACTCAAGTAGTAATTCTTGGAAGTTCTTCTTTTGTTCCTTTCATGCAATTGACAGCTTCAGATAGAAGAACGGTTATAGAAAATATATTGGATATTAATATTTTCACTACAATGAATTTAGTATTGAAAACAAAATTGACAATAGCCAAGGAAAATATCAGCGACATAGATAACAAACTACAATTACAGGAGCAAAGAGTAGAATATCAACAGAAAATAGTTGACAATTTAAAAACATCTATGAAGAAAGATATTACAAAGAATAAACAAGAAATAGAAATTCTTGAAGAAGAAAACAAAAATCTTTTTGAAAAAATTTCACTTCTAGAAAATGAAAAAACAGAAATAGAAAATAATCTTATAAAAAATATAGACACAGTTCGAAAGAAAATAAAGGACAGTGAAAAATTAATATCACAAGCATCTTTTAAAATAAATGAAATTCAAAAAGAAGTAAATTTTTATAAAGAAAATGAATCTTGCCCTAGATGCAAGTCAGAATTGACTGAAGAATTGAAAACGGACAATATAAATGATCTGAACAAAAGCCTTGAAGAATTTAATAAAAATATTGTAAAAGCAGAAAATTTAAAAGATAAAAATAAAACCATAGAAGAAAACTATGAGATTTCTCTTGATAAGATAAAAGAAATCAATGACAGAATTAAATTCATTTCTTGGGAAATAAAGACTAACAAGGAAAAGATAGATTACAAGAAAAATGACATAGAAGAATCCAATAAAATGCAAAGTGATCTGGACAAAGAGATCGCCTTATGTAAAAGAGAAAAGCAATTGTTAGTAGAGTTGCAAAAGGAAAAAGAAGATCTAAAAGAAGATTTTTCCTATCTTAAATTGGCTGGGAATATTTTGAAGGACAATGGGGTTAAGATAAAAATAATTAAGCATTATCTTCCTGCGATGAACAAGTATATAAATAAATACTTAAAAGCAATGGATTTTTTTGTACAATTTCACATAGATGAAGAATTTAATGAAATTATCAAAAGTAGACACCGTGATGAATTTAGTTATATGAATTTCAGCGAGGGTGAAAAGATGAGAATCGACCTATCTCTTCTTCTCGCGTGGAG